GAGGCTATGGCCGAGCCCAGGTAAGTATTGGTATAAAACGAGTAATCGGCGTAAGCCATAGCCTAAACCTCCTTAGCTCTTGCGCTGGATATAAGCGAGGTAAATATTGGACGACAGATCAGTCGCATCGGATTGCTGGATTTGATCCGCTACTGTGATGGCCGTCTCGAACTTCGCGGATTGATCTCCCACGGTTCCAGCGGCCAGACCAGTTACAGACCGGACGACATCGCCGACCTTTACACCGGTCAAGGTGCAAGCTCCGGCGCCATTCTTTCCAGCAAAACTCAAGATATCGCTATATCCCAAAACAGAAGCGAGATTTGCCGGTGTGACTGCGCGCTCGGTGTCAGATCCCATCAGCGCTTCGGCGTTTGTTGCTAATTCGACGATTCCCTTTGCGTCCGCTCCGGCAACTTTAGCCTGTAAACCAGCTGGAGTGACGCCTTTGGTGGCGTCTGTTCCAGTGATGGTTTCAGCCCCAGAGGCCAACTCGATCAATTCAGCATTTTCGATAGCACTAAAGTTATCGTTCAACTGCTTCAGCCAGTCGGAGCCTTGAATAGGTGCGTAAGAAGCCATTATTCGCCGCCTTTCTTCTTCGGCTTTTCGTCAGGTTTTTCTGTGGCCGCTTCTTCTGCGGCCACTTCTCCAACCTCTTTGTAGCCCAGGCGTAAATAGCGCCCGGCTTCGTTTGGCGTCACATCAATGGTCACGCCATCTTTGTAGAGCTTCAAGGATCACCCCCCCTCTCTTAGGCTTTCTTGTGGAGATAAATCCCCAGTTGGTGGTTGTCGTACACGAACGCGTCGTGATACAGCCGGTATTGCCACATGTGGCCATCACTGGCCTGGTTGACGTCCGGGCTGAAATACTTCACCTGGTTGAGCTTGGTCGCCTGCAATATCGCGCTGGGGTGCAGCATCATGAAGTTGATGTCCTTGCCAGTGCTGGAGGTTTTACTATACCCGCCGGCAGTGGAAGTGCTGCCCGCATCCAGAGTAATCTGGGTGTAAAAACGCGACTGGGGAACGGAGACAATCTCAACCCCATCCAGAGTGGGAACGCGCCGGTCGATGCTTCCGCCGCTGCCAAACATGCGGGTAACTGCGGCTTCAATCATCTTATTAACGGTCGAAGAAACATACAACTTCCGGCCTTCTGCAGGAACTTCGGCCTCATCTAAGACTAACGCAGCCGCATCAATGGCAGCCAGCACAGTCGTAGAATCCAGCGTGGCGGGCGTGCCCACTACATTGATTCCTGAAGTGGAAGCATACTTCGCAAAGCGGTAGGCGTCGATTTCAGGGGCAACCTTCTCGCGCATCCACGTGCGGATGAGGTTTCCGAGCACGAGGCCCAGGCTTTCATCGTTGTCCATGCGGTCAACAGTGAATTGGCGTCCACGTTCGCACGCCAGGGTCAATGCTTCCCAGGTAGCGGTGATATCTCCCTTTGGATATCCGTTCGCGCGGGAGTAATTTCCCAGGCCAACGGTAGAGAGCTTCATCACTTTGACCACTGCATCACCAGCAAAGTCAATCGGCTGGGTCATAGAATCCATATTAGCGGTTAGGGATTCGAGTTTATAAACCTCGTCCATCAACCGCAGGAAGGTAGTTACAAGATCAATAGATTGAGTCATTTATTATTTTCCTTGTTCTGGTGCCAGCCCCGCGCCCTTGCGCATGGCGGACATGAACGGATCGCCTAAAACGGATTGGTTAGTTCCCCCAGTAACGATCGTGGGGGTGGGGGTTTCGCTTTCGAACAGGTAATCATTGTCAGCCTTGATCTTTTCGAGCTGGTCCTTAAGCCCCAGGATTGAGCCGTCATTCTGCAATTTCAAGCCGTCCGTGTTCAACAGCGCCCGCACAGCTCTGGCATTCTTCGCCTTCGCGCCAGTCAAAGCTCCGTCCAAAGCATGATCAAATTGCAATGCCTGCACTCTGGCGTCGGCGTCCTTCTGGGCCTGCTCTGCCTTAGCCTTCCAGTCATCTGCGCTGGCCTTAACCTGGTCGATGTTCATTGCCTTGAAGCCTTCGATAGCCTTCCCGGCTTCAGTGAGTTGGGCTTTCACGCCCTCCAGCTCAGTCTTCACTGTTTCAGCGGCAGTTTTGTGCTTCTCGATGTCCTGGCCATTCAAGCCCATGATCTTATCGATCTGCTCATCGGTCAGGCCCATTGCTTTCAACTCTTCGCGTTTCATACCTGTTCTCTCCTTTTCTTCCGCGCCTACCCGTTTTACGAGGTCGGGATCTCTGGCCGCCGGCGCTTTTACGTTTGCCGGATAACGAAATAAAAAAAACGCCACGCTCTCCCAGGAATTTCTTCCTGAAAAAGCGTGGCGTTTTCACGTCCCACTTGATTGGTTGCGTCCCACCCAGCAGGCGTGGCGCTGTTATGAATATATTATAGCAAGAAATGGATTAAGTACAATAACGCCATTTCAAACACTTCTTTTTACGCCTCAGCCTTGCCGCATCTGAATTCCTGCGAAATTGACATAACCTCCAGGCGCGAAGCAGAGGAACAATACATTCGAAAATACTGGTGATAACTTTTTCAACCGCTTCGGAAATTGCGTCAAAAATAGGTTGAAAAATATCAACAATTGTTTGGGCAACTTTTTCCAAACTCTGCATAATTCTTTCGTTATCTTCTTCAGACAAAAAGATTTTCTCGTCCATTGGTTTTCCTCAACATTTATATTTTAGCCTTGATCTGGCGTTCATACCAGGAAATGTATTGCTTGCAAAACGAGTACATCAATTCGAGAAACGCCCTGAATTCTTTGCTCATAAAACCTCGGTTCTATTTCTATTGAAAAAGGTTCTTGCTTGTGCTACAATGAAATTGCCCTGAGGTGAGAAGACACCCCTCACAGCCTTCGAGCGATGCCGATGTCGTGCACGGTGTACGGGGCAAAAAGACCAGTAATGGTCTTTTTTTATTGGATCTGTAAATATTTCGGCTTCAATGTTCCATCAGCGTAGAATAATGCCTTCCAACTGGCCGGATGGATTGTTGTAATTTGGTGATACCCCTTTCCTGGCTCTAGACTTAGGCTGACCGCAACAGTCATAAATCGGTTTTCATCCTTCGTCCCAGGCCGCAGTTCTTTTATGAGAGTTGCTGAAAAATGTCCATCGTTTCTGGGACGCAAATCTTTTTCTATAAAGTCAGGAGATTGAATAGCCTTTACTAAGCCTTCTTGGTTCCCAGTAAGCCAATTCAAACGATATTTATGAGCGTCATCCGTAAGATGGCTCGCTCCAAAAGAGTTGTAGAAAACCGGGCGAGTAACAACATATTGTTTACCGGGGTCACCCGGAGAATAATGATTAGCAATATCTCCAAGATCAGCTATATATTGAGGTGTTGAAGAAGCGAAGTCGATTTTTTTACCAGGAGCATGTCTCGATGGAATAAAGATCCTCTCCCGCTCATATTGACGTTGTAAGCCAGTTTGCTTGGAGAAGTCACGCATCCGCTCTTGCCATTCTTTTACCTCCGCTGATTCTTCAATTGTTTCTACCCCGGCAGCCCTCAACGCGCCTTCCTGCCGCTTCCAGTGACGTATTTTTCGCTCGATGGCTCGCTGCTGTTGAGTGGCGTCGTATACGCTCATCTCCTGGCCGTTGTAAGTAACCTTCTTCGAGGCATAACTCTTCAGTTCAGCCTGGCTGTAGGCGTTTTCGCTAATGCCTTCAAAGAATGGATAAAAACTATGCCGGCAGTTATAGCCGCAAAGCCCTTCACCCGTGCCATAGCCGGTGGTTTCGACGAAGGGTTTATAGCCTGGGTGCGTTCCGCTTCTGGAATACACCTTTCCCTGCCAGCTCTCATGGTTGGCCGGACCTACTCCTTTATTTCTGGCTCCAACATGCGCGGATACGGCGACCAGATCGCAGCCCATCTCATCAGCTCTGGCGATCTGCAAATCTCCTGTAGTCTGAGAGACACCTGTGAGCACGGTCCTGCGCATGGCCACATCAAGCTGATCATGCCTGCCTGAAAAATTGATCACCTCCAGGCCTTGATCAGCAACGCTCTTGACCGCCTGGCGAATGGCTGAGTTGTAATCAAAGGATCCGCTGGATACCTGCATATAAGCCAGATCGGCTGCATTGATAAATGCATCCTGGCCGGCGCTGGCTGTGGTCAGGGTCAGGTTCTGCATGACGTTGTTCGTTTTGCGTAAGCCTGCTTCCAGCACCTGCGCCATTGCCGGAGAAAGGTTTAGCGGCAGCGGATGGAGCCCGGCAGCCTTATAAATCCCATCGTCAAAGGCTATGGCCTTAACACCGGCTCCCTCGAACATCGCCCGGAGCTCAGTTTTCGTCTTTCCGGACAATACTTCGAGCTCCGAGAGAATACTCTCGTAAAGCCTGCCGCTCTCAGTCAAACGCTGCATCTGCCAGGCTGCCGTGGGTAATGCGTAGTCAATACCAGCCAGACGACGCGCAATATCCCGAATTACCGTATCTTCGTACTCAGCATACAGTGAAAGTATTCTCTGGGGCAGCGTGTCAAACTGATCATCGGTAAGCATCAGGCGGTGCAATCCTTTGGATCGTTGATCTTTTCAACTATCTGCGTTTCCTCTACCCTAACAGGCTTACCGGTTTCGATAGTAATAACGATCTTGACTGCATGCGGATCTACGCCAAGATAAGACAAGAATTCAACTACTTGCGCATCAGCCGGCTTTACGAAAGTATTCATTTATGCTCCCTGGTTTCCCTGCTGGAATAAATCTGTAGGCTGTTCTGCATCAATCTCGGCGATCTTCTTCTTGGCTGTCGCTTCATCCTCGCCCAGGTTGCGCATACGAAATTCGACGCGACCCATGACACGAGAGGAGATCAGACGCAGATCCTGCTGAAACTGCATATCTTTATCCACCACAATGGAATCGTCGAAATCGTAGGCGGTGGCGTAGTTTCCACGTGGCGCGAGGTTCCCCAGGGTAGCCCAGATATCCATTGCCCAAATGAGTTGCTCCAGGGCGTTCTGCAGGGCCTTCTGAGTGTCGGTAATAGTCGCGTAGCTGCGCTGGTTACTAATCTTGAGCTCAGTTGCAGTTTTATCTACACTCTGCGGATTGGAGAGGGTGCCATAGGCCAGGCCGCATTCAAATTCAATCCGGCGCAAGATTGCATCCAGGCCATTGAGGATGTTCTGCTCGCGCAAAGTTGGCGACCAGTCATGGAATAAACCTTCCGGGTTGTCGCCAATATTCGAACTTCCATTCAGCGCCCGGTAAAGCCGCTTCAAAGGCAATACCTTCTTGCCATTCTCATTCTGGAAGGCAATTACATCCGCATACAGTGCCCGCTGGCCGCTCTCGAATTCCCAGAGGAAGTCGGACCATTGCTTATCCGCTTGCTTGATCAAATCGACTGCACGGCTGTAACAACTCACCCCCAGGGGGCTTTTGGTGTCGATGTTGTTAGCCATCGGATATCGGAAGTAAGCGAATAAAGGCTTATCCACACCCGTGATGGTCGCTTGGGGTTGCAAGTCTGCCCAATCCGCAACTTCTGCAAGCTGGATCTGATTGCCCAGGGTTTCACGGCT